GAAACAGATTCTAATGTTTTATCAGATTCTGTTTTAGAAAATATTATTTTAAATGCACAATATAGAATTTTTAGAGATGTTCCTATTGATGCAGATAGGAAACAACAAGAAGCTAATTTAATCGTAGGTCAGGAAACGATTAACGCTCCAGCAGGAGCCGTATTTATTAGAGGAATACAAGTTTATGATTCTACTTCAGCTATAACTGGACCCAATACATGGTTAGAAAAAAAAGATATTACATATTTACAAGAGTATGTTTCCTCAACAGCTTCTGCAAAACGAGGTAAACCAAAATACTATGCCATGTTTGGAGGGGCTACAGGAGAGTCTGACTCTACGTCTGGAAGAATGATGTTTGCTCCAGTTCCTGATGCAACGTATAAATTTAGGGTTCATTACAATTTTGCACCTGCATTATTAGAGAATAACGACACAAATTATATTAGTCTTAACTTTCCAAATGGATTATTATATTGTTGTTTATCGGAGGCATATGGGTTTTTAAAAGGCCCAATTGATATGTTGACACTATATGAAAATAAGTATAAACAAGAGGTACAGAAGTTTGCTAATGAGCAAGTCGGTAGAAGACGAAGAGATGACTACACTGATGGCGCTGTTCGTATACCGGTAAACTCAGCAAACCCGTAGGAGAATAATTATGGCAATATCATCGGCAGTTTGTAACAGCTTTAAACAAGAAATTTTAGTTGGTACACACAATTTTACAGCTACAAGTGGAGACACTTTTAAAATAGCTTTGTTTACTAGTTCAGCATCTTTAGGTGCAAGCACAACAGCATATAGCACATCAAATGAAATTTCAAATACATCAGGTTCTGCATATTCCGCAGGTGGTGCAACTTTAACAAGCGTAACTCCAGCTTTGTCTGGATCAACTGCAGTTTGTGACTTTGCAGATGTAAGTTATACTTCTGCATCTTTTACAGCAAATGGTGCGTTAATTTATAATGACGATCAATCTGACAAAGCTGTTGCTGTTATCGCATTTGGTGGTGACAAAACAGTTTCTTCTGGAACTTTTACAATTCAATTCCCAACAGCAGACGCATCTAACGCAATCATTCGTATAGCGTAAGGGGTAACGACGGATGTCCGTTACTAAAACTTTCACAGTAACGGTAGTTAGTACCGATTCAGGAAATAAATATTTTATTGATGGCGTACAACAAGCTACAATAAATATAGCTGAAGGCGGTACATACAAGTTTGATCAATCAGATTCTTCAAATTCATCTCACCCTTTAAGATTTTCTACAACAAGTAATGGAACACATTCTGGCGGTAGTGAATATACAACTGGCGTAACGACAAATGGAACACCAGGTAGTTCAGGAGCATATACTCAAATTACAGTTGCGGCATCTGCACCAACTTTATATTACTATTGTCAATATCACTCAGGAATGGGTGGTCAAGCAAACACTCCAGCAGGTGATTCATGGGGTGTATTAACTTGGAACCAAAATTCTTGGGGACAACAAGATAAAATAGAATTTTCGTTAACAGGTGTTTCCGCTACATCAAGTGTGGGTTCTACTTTAGAAGCCTTTAATGAATCAGGTTGGGGTAGATTAAGATGGGGTGATGCTGATTGGAATGAAGGAGCTAATGAAACTATTTCTGTTGGAGGTTTAGGTTTAACTTCTAGTGTTGGATCTCTTACTTTAGAATCTAAATATTTATTAGAGATGATTGGTTCTAATCACTCTTTAACTTCTAGTATTGGTAGCTTACAAGTTAATGGTGAAATAGGTGTACCGTTAACGGGTGTATCAGCAGAATTTGCAACACCAACTTTATCTTACACAGGAACATTGGTTGGTTGGGGTAGAGATGGTTGGAATGATAATTCTTGGGGAGAATCTCCTGATCAAGTTATTCCGTTAGTAGGTCAAGAATTAACTTCAAGCGTTGGATCTCCTACTTTAGGATTTGCATACGAATTATCCGGTCAAGAAGCCACAACAAGCGTTGATGATGTTAGTTTTGTAATTAGTCCTACTGTTGCTCTTTCTGGACAATCTTCTACTTTATCTTTAGGAACTTTAGGACTATCATTTGGTGCAGTTGATATTACAGGAGTATCTTCAACATCTAGTGTGGGAACTTTAGGACTAGAGTTTGGTCCGAGTGACATTACTGGTGTATCAGCAACTTTCAATGTTGGACAAACTTCCATAAGTTCCGTTGAAATAATAACTTTAAGTGGTGTATCTTCAACATCTTCAGTAGGTTCTCCTACATTAGAATTTGCATATGAATTATCTGGTCAATCTTCTACGTCTTCTGTAGGTTCTATTACCCTTTCAGATGTAGTGCAAGGATTGGTTACAGATGAACTTACATCTACTGTTGGTTTATTAGGAGTACAAGCTTACGCAAATATTGACACGGGCTCAAATACATCGTATACAGGTGTTGCAACTGGGTCAAATACAAGTTATACTAACGTCGCATAGGAGATAAATTATGGCATCAACATACACACCTTTAGGAGTAGAACTTCAGGCTACTGGTGAAAACGCTGGTACATGGGGAACTAAAACTAATACAAATTTACAAATTATAGAACAAATTTCAGGTGGATATACAACGCAAGCAGTTAATGGAACTGGCGCTACTACGTTATCAGTTTCTGACGGATCAACTGGTGCAACTTTATCTCATAGAATGATCGAGTTTACTGGTACAATTACTGGAAATATAACTGTAACTATACCACTTGATGTTCAAAATTTTTATTTTTTAAGAAACTCAACTTCAGGTTCATACACAGTTGAATTTAAATATGTATCAGGAAGTGGTGACTCGTTTACTTTCGCAGCAGCAGACAAAGGAGATGCTCTTGTATTTGCTACTGCAAATGATGGAACTAATCCAGATATTGATACTTTACCAGCTGGAGATGTATCATTAACAGGAACACAAACTTTAACAAACAAAACCTTAACATCACCTAAAATAGGAACTTCTATCTTAGATACTAACGGAAATGAATTAGCTCTTTTAACAGCAACAAGTTCAGCTGTTAATGAAGTTACATTAGCAAACGCTGCAACAGGAAATAACCCATCTTTCGCAGCAACAGGTGGAGACACAAATATTGGTATTGATCTTAAAACAAAAGGAAGTGGTGTAATTAAAGCTGAAGATAGTGGTGGAAACGTATCTGCCATTAAAATAGCAGGTAAAGAAACTATATGGGTTCCAGCTGCAGCTATGTATGCAGCGACAACTAATGGAGCTGATGCAGAACAAGTTGAAACAACAGCAACAAGACCAGATATGAAAGTATTTGATTTTGATGCAAGTACAAAACAATATACACAATTTACAATAGCTATGCCTAAATCATGGAACGAAGGTACTTTAACTTACCAAGTTTATTGGGCACCTAGCACGACTAATACAGGAAATGCTATTTTTGGTTTAGAAGCAGTTGCATGTGCAGATGGTGATACTATCGATGTTGCATATGGAACAGCTATAGAAGTCACAGACGCAGGTATAGGAACAGTTGAAGATCAACAAATTACATCTGAAAGTAGTGCTATGACAGTTGCGGGTTCTCCTGCAGCAGGTGAACAAACTTATTTTCAACTATACAGAGACGCAGCGGATGGTAGTGATACTTTTACTGGTGAATGTAGAGTTCTAGGTATTAAATTATTCTTTACTACTGACGCGGCTAACGACCTGTAAGGAATTTAAATATGAGAGAATTAAAAAATAAACTTACTACAGGTAAGAACACAAAAAACATTCAAAGAAGAAAAAGTAAATCATTCGGTTATCAAGTTTTAGGATTTGGTTCGGGTAGCGGAAAAGCAATATTAAGCGTAGAATATTTAGTCGTTGCTGGAGGCGGTGGAGCTAACCCAACTGTTTATAGTGGACTTGCGGCAGGAGCTGGTGGTTTTAGAACTTCGGTTGCAAGTGCAACATCAGGTGGTGGTGCTTCAGCAGAACCCCCTTTTGAAGCAGAATATGGAACTGCTTACACAGTTACAGTAGGAGCTGGAGGCCCTTCTCAATCAACTATTGGTTTATCTTACACACAACAAGGTGCAAGCGGAAAAGGTGTTAGTTCAGTTTTTGCTACTGTCACTTCTATTGGAGGTGGTGCAGGTACTTATTTTCAAGCTGATAAAGATGTAGATATGAATGACGGTGGTTCAGGTGGAAGTGGACCTGATTTAGGACCACCTAATCCCCCATCCACAACAGGACAAGGAACACCAGGACAAGGATTTAGAGGAGGATTTAACGATGTTGCCAGTCAAGGCGGAGGCGGCGGAGCTGGTCAAATAGGACTTAACGGATCTGCTACTCCTGGTGGCCCAAGGTCAGGTGGAGATGGTGGAGATGGTGTACAATCTGCAATCAATGGTTCTGCAACTTATTACGCTGGAGGTGGCGGTGGTGGAAATTGGTCTTATGGTGACCCTACCCCTGCTCAAGGCGGAGGCGTTGGTGGCCTTGGTGGTGGCGGAAATGGAGCGTCATCTTATACACCAGCTACGGCTTCAGCTGGAGGAACAAATACTGGAGGCGGCGGAGGCGGAAGTTCTGGAGCTCCTGTTGCACCATTTATGGGTAAAGCCGGCGGATCAGGTCTTGTTGTAGTTAGATACGCTGATACTGTGCCTGATGCATCAGCAACAAATGGAACTAAAACAACAACACCTGGATATAAAGTTTATACATTTACACAGTCAGGAAGTATTACATTTAATCAATAATCATGGCTCATTTTGCAAAAATAGATTCTAACAATAAAGTGGAGACAGTAATTGTTGCTCCTGATCAAGCTTATGTTGACTCATTAGGTGGGAGATGGATTCAAACTTCTTATAATACTTTAGCTGGAGTGCATTATGATCCTATTACTGGACAACCATCTGCTGATCAATCAAAAGCTTTAAGAAAAAATTTTGCAGGTATAGGGGCAAATTATGATGAATCTAGAGATGCTTTTATATCAGATCAACCTTATCCTTCATGGACTTTAAATGAGACTTCATGTATTTATGAACCACCAGTTGCAATACCGACAATTTGGACATATGCAACAGACGAAAGAGAAGATGAAATTTTTAAATTTACAGATTGGGACGAACCTAATTTAAGATGGATTGCAATAAAACAAGACGATACTAATATATATTGGGATCCTAATACTACTAGTTGGGTTTCATATTAGATTGACATTTTTTACATTTATTGTAAATTAAATTTATAATGGTTAAGAAAGTAAAATACAGAGTAGAAGATTTTTTTATAACTAATGAAGAATTAAAAAATATTCAACAAGTAATATTGAACAAGAATTTTCCTTGGTACTGTTCAGTTGGAGTGTCTTCTGCCATGAATAAAGATGGAGTGTATTTTACACACATGCTCTATCAAGATAAAATTACTTCAGAACACACATCAATAGTTGATCCTATTTTAAAAAAATTAAAAGCTTTTTGTATAAAAAGAATAAAAGTTAACATGTACCCTGCAACTCATAAAATTTTTGAACATGAAAAACATAGAGATTATCCCGAAAAACATAAAGGTTTTTTATTTTATATAAATAACAATAATGGTTTTACCCGTATGAGTGATAAAACTAAAATTGAAAGTAGAGAAAATAGAGGTTTATTTTTTGATCCTAGTGATTTTCACAATAGTTCAACATGCACAGATGAGCCCTACAGAATAAATATTAATTTTAATTATGTATAATGACTGAACAAGTTTTATATAAAGTAATTAAAAATGCAATTTCTAAAGAATTAGCTGAGTTTTGCTATGAATATTTAAGACTAAAAAGTAGAGCCGTTGCCATTATGTACAATAGAAAAGAATTTACTAAACGTAATGTGTATTTAGGTTATTTTAATGATCCTCAGGTTCCAGGTTGCTATAGCATGTATGCAGATCCTGTAATGGAAACATTACTAATAAAAGTATTACCTAAATTAGAAGAGTGTTTAGATAAAGAATTAGTTCCAACGTATTCTTATTGTAGATTTTATAGAAAAGGAAATGAACTAAAAAGACATAAAGATAGAGACAGTTGTGAAATATCCACCACACTACATTTGGGTGGAGACCCGTGGCCTATTTATGTAGAACCAGATCATACAAAAGGAAGAGATACTCCTAATGGATACATGTCTGAACAAACAAAAGGAGTTCAGATAGACTTAGAACCTGGAGACATGTTAATCTATTATGGGAGAGAAATAGAACATTGGAGAGAACCTTTTAAAAAAGATAAATGTGCTCAAGTTTTTCTTCATTATAATGATTTAAATGGTGCATTGAAAGATACTAATTTATTTGATGGAAGATTGGAATTAGGTTTACAATCAGTTGGAAAAAAACTAGATGTTCCTAAAACATAAGAAAGTTAATATTAATAAATTTTTAGAAGAAATGAAAAAGTGTAAAACAGTAAATGTAAATTGTGATTTATTAAAATCAAAATCTACACAAGGAGTTAATTCTTCTCAAATAGAGTTAATTAATATAAGTAAATTGTCTAAACTATTTCTAGAAGCTATGAAAGATCTTATAGAAATTAATAATTTAAAACCTACTTCTTGTTGGAGTGTTTCTGGAGACGAGGGTTCTTATCATAGAATACATAGACACCTACCTTTTAATGGAGAGAATGTAGAAAAAACTAATAGAATATCTACAATTTTATATTTGGATGTACCCTCTAAAACTAAAATAGCAGATGGAGATTTTTACTTTGTTATAAAAGAAGATGATGAAATAAGATCATATAGTATTGAGCCCAAGGTAGGTGATTTTATAGTCATGTCTGCAAATGTATTTCACGGAACTTATCCACAAAGCAAAGGTTTAAGAAGAACTTTAAACATGGATTTTATTTATGCATAAATTTGAAAAATTAAAATTATTTACACCAATAATTTATACTCTTAAAATAGATCCAAAATCTTTTGATAAACAAAAACTTATAAAAACTATTACTGCTAATTATAAAAAACAACCAGAAAGAAATTTTTTTGATGGAAAGTCTGAATTAGGTAGATCTAATTCGCACCATACCTATAATGATAATACTAATGAAAAATTTAAAAAAATAAATTTTGAATCTTTAATAAAAGTTTATAGTAAAATTTTTAAATTATTTTTTGATAATGAATTTAAAGCCTCTAAACCATTTAAATATACTTATTCAATAGAAAATGCTACTGCAATGGGTAAAGATCAATACATGAATTCTCATTGTCATTTACCAAGTTCTTTTTCTTGTGTTCATTATTTAAAAATAAATGAAAATAATTCAGGAATAACTTTTAAAAATCCAAATAATCTATCTGAAACCATGCAATGGGTAGCCCCTAAATCATATAATATTTTAAATAAAATAGATTCTAGTAATAGTTATTTTTTTCCTACTTTTAATTTAATACCTAAAGAAGATACAATGTTAATTTTTCCTTCTACATTACATCATGCGGTAGGAAGACAAATTAGTGGTAAAAATCTTAGAATTAGTGTAGCAACCAATATAACATTAGATGAATAAAAAAATACAAAGTTCAGTTTGGACATTTGAACTAGATAAAGTTAATTTGTTTGCTTATTGGGACAGATTATTTACTCCAGAAGAATGTGCTCATATAATTAAAATAGGAAAAAAACTTTCTTTAGAAAAAGGTAAGGTATCAACCACAAATCCCAAAGAAGATTACAAAATAAGAAAAAGTAAAGTTTCTTGGATTTATCCTGAAAAAGAAACTAGATTTATATTTGAAAAAATTAGTAAAACTGTATTAAATTTAAATGAAAGATTTTTTGGTTTTGATGTAACTTCAATGTCCGAAGGATTTCAATTTACAAATTATAAAGCTCCTGGATCTCATTATGGTAAACATATAGATAGATCTCAAGAAAGTTTACCAAGAAAACTTTCGATATCAGTTCAACTTACAGATCCCTCTAAATACAGTGGAGGAGATTTAATACTTCACGATGGTCCAGAACCGATTGTAATGAGAAAACAAATAGGGGACTTAGTTGTATTTCCAAGTTATGTTCTTCACGAAGTTACTCCTGTAACTAAAGGTGAAAGAAATTCACTAGTTTGTTGGGTAACGGGTCCTAGTTTTAAATAATTGATATCTAAATAAAAAGCAGATATAATGAGCTACTATGCTACAAAAGATAGGATTTCAACCAGGTATTAATAAACAATTAACTTCCACAGGGGCAGAAGGTCAGTGGGTTGATTGTGATAATGTTAGATTTAGATATGGCACACCAGAAAAAATAGGTGGCTGGAATCAATTAGGTAACATTAATCAGAACGAATTAACTGGAGCAGGAAGAGGACTACATCATTTCTTAAATAGTTTATCTCAAAGGTATGCAATCATAGGGACAAATAGAATTTTATACGCTTTTCAAGGGGGTGTATTTTATGACATCCACCCTATTAAAACTACAACAACACTTTCAAATGCTTTTAGCACAACTAATGGATCATCAGCAGTAACACTTACTTTTAGTACTGCACATAATATATCTGTAGGAGATATAATTTTACTAGATAATTTTTCTACAATAACTGGATCAAACTTTGGATCATCTGATTTTGACGATAAAAAATTTATGGTTACAACTGTGCCTACAGGCACAACATTAACAATTACTATGCCATCAAATGAATCTGGATCTGGTGCAACAACATCAGGTGGAATAAGAGTTCAACATTATTATCCTGTGGGTACTGCTGTTCAAGAAAAAGGTTATGGTTGGAGTCTTGGATCTTGGGGTGGAGAAGCTTCAAACGCCGCAACTACAACTTTAAATGGAGCATTAGGAGACAACGCATTTGGAACTGGAGGTTCAGGAACATCAATTGTTTTAGCAGACGCTACACAATTTCCTGACTCAGGAACAAATTTTATAAAAGTAGGAACTGAAGAAATTTCATACACTGGAATTACGGGTGGTACAACATTAACAGGAATTACAAGAGCAGTTAGAGGAACAACAAGAGCAGCTCACAGTGATGGAGCAACTGTAACCAACACAAGTGATTTTACTGCATGGAACGAACAAACATCTGAAGGTCTTGCACTAGATCCAGGTATGTGGTCATTAGATAATTTTGGTGATAAAGCAATTTGTTTAATTCACGATGGTCCTGTTTTTGAATGGAATTCTGCTGCAGCAAATGCTGTTAGCACAAGAGCAACAATCATAACTGGCGCACCAACTGCATCTAGACATATGGTTGTATCTACACCTGATAGACACTTAGTATTTTTTGGAACCGAAACAACTATTGGAGATACAGGAACTCAAGATGATATGTTTATTAGATTCTCAGATCAAGAAGATATAAACACTTACACACCAACAGCAACCAATACCGCTGGTACACAAAGACTGGCCGATGGATCACGGATCATGGGAGCTATAAGAGGTAAAGATGCAATTTATCTTTGGACAGACAATGCTTTATTTACACAACGTTTTGTTGGTCAACCATTTACTTTTGCTTTTGCACAAGTTGGAACTAACTGTGGACTTGTTGGACAGAACGCATGTGTTGAAGTTGATAATACTGCATATTGGATGTCAAAAAATGGTTTCTTTAGGTATGCTGGTAGATTAGAATCACTACCTTGTTTGGTAGAAGATTTTGTATATGACGATATAAATTTAACATCAGGTAATCAATTAGTATCAGCTGGTTTAAATAATTTGTTTGGTGAGGTTGTATGGTTTTATCCTTCTGGAACATCAGATGTTGTTAATAAAATGGTTACTTATAATTATTTTGATTCATCACCACAAAGATCAGTATGGACTGTGGGCACATTAGCAAGAACTATGTGGAGAGATTCTGCAATATTTGGTTTACCACATGCATTACAATATGATGCATCAACTGATACATCTTTTGATGTTGTTGGTAATACTGAAGGTAGAACAGCATACTATGAACATGAAACAGGAACAGATCAAAATAGAAATGGAACTATAACAGCTATCGCTTCAAACATAACATCTGGAGATTTTGATATTAGTCAAAGAAGAGGTATAACAGGACAATCTACAGGTATAGCTGATTTTAGAGGAGATGGTGAGTTTATAATGAAGATAAGAAGATTTATACCAGATTTTATATCGCAAACTGGTAACACACAAATTACATTACAACTAAGAGATTTTCCAAATGATGCAGCAGCAAGTTCTTCACTTGGACCATTTACAGTATCTTCATCAACAAAAAAAATAGATACACGTGCAAGAGCTAGAGCTATTGCTTTAAAAATAGCAAATACAAGTTCTTCACAAAGTTGGAAATTAGGAACTTTTAGGTTAGATATACAACCAGATGGACGTAGATAATGGCAAAGATAATACAGGTAATAACTAGACCATCACAAGAATATGATGTTAATACAGCTGAATCGCTGGTAAGAGACATTGATGGTGTGATAGTAAAATTAAATACTACATATCAACAAGAATTAAAAGATGAGGTAGAAGCTCAAAACTTCTTTTTAAATTAATGGCTAATAGTTTTATAAATAAAAAAGTAGATTTAACGACAACTGATTTAACAACACTATATACAGTGCCAAGTGCAAAAACAGCTGTAATAAAATCTATATTAGTGTCTGAGGACGCTGGATCTGGTGCTAATATAACTGTTACTTTGGTAGACGCTAGTTCTAATATATTTAGTTTATTTAAAACAAAAGCTATTGCATCAAATGCAACCACAGAACTTTTAACACAACCTCTTGTAATGGAAGAGAGTGAAATAATTAAAGTACAAGCAAGTGACGCGAATGAGCTGCACGTCATAGCTTCAATATTAGAAATACAGCCAAGAGAGGTAACAACATAATGCAAGTAATAAAACCAACAAAAGTAGAAACAACATATAGACACAAGGAAACTGGAGAGCTTTTTAAGGAAAGAAAAGACTGGGAAGCTAAAGGTTATAAGGAAGAAGACATGGCTCAAGATGTAAATGTCATGATGCCTAGTCTTGATTTATTTGGAAAAACAAAATAGAATGATACGATGGCAATAACTAACGCACAGCAATTTAAACAACTTGTAAACCCACCAATGAAAGGTAAGAAAAGACCTGGATATCGTGGTGTTGGTGAATATCGTGGAGGGCCTGGAGGTTCTGGGGGAGGCAAAGGAAAAGAGGCACCAGGATCAAAAGGATCTAAATTTGAAGGTGGACAAAATGTTGGAAAAGATTCGGATCTAGATAGAGCACGAGAAGTTTATCAAGCAAATCAAACTTTAAAACTATTAGCAGAAGATAAAGCACAAGAACCATTTGAAACTTTAATAATTAAAGATAGTAATCTTCCTGGATTTTTAGGCATGGGACTTGACGCATTAAAAGGTCCTAGACAATTTATGTTAAATAAAAATGTAGATTATTTTAGAGGATTAAAATCAAGAGGTAGACTCAATGACCCCAACAACAGATATAGCGCAACTGCACAAGGTTATAAAAATTATATGGCCGATAGATTAGCAGGTAAAATAGATGCTACGGGTAATCCACTTAATCAGGAAGACGATGATAATCAAATTTTTATACCACAAGGTATTATGACAGCTCAAGAACCAGAGTTCATGAACCAAGAAACAAAAGACCAAGACGAAGGTTTAAGATTAGCTTTTAGAGCTGATGGTGGACGTATAGGATTTAGAAGAGGAGGTAGACGAGGTGACACTGGACAAGCTAGTTATAGTGAGTCCCCATCATTCTCAAGACCCGATGATTCAGGGCCTTCAACTCCGCCACCAAGTGTAATTAATCCACCACCAAAAGAACCAACTGGTGGCGGTGGCAAAGGACCTGAAACATTTCAAATGGTAAACCCTACTTTTAAAAAATCATTATTTGAAGATGAATTAAGATTAGAAAAATTTATAAACAAAATAGAATTAGAAAATCGTCTTAAAGAACAGGAAGGAGATCAAACAGTGCAAGACTCACTAACGAGAGGAGAGGGAATAGATATATCTAATATTATTAGAAATGCACCGCAGATTAAACAAAGAATAAGTAATACTGTCTCTGGAATAATGTCTAATCCTGAAATTGCTAACCTTGGTACGGCAAAAACATTTAAAGCTATGGGTGGACTAGCTGATGGTAATTTTGATTTCGAATCAGCAAGACAAATGTATGGTCTAGGTAAACTTGTTAAGAAAGCAACCAGAGCTGTTAAGAAAATTGCAAAGTCACCGATAGGTAAAGCTGCATTGTTATATGCAGGAACAGCAGGATTGGGAGCTTTAGGTGCAGGAGCTGCTAGAGCAGGAACAGGATTTGGAATATTTGCACCAAGTAATGTTTTAAGTAATTTGGGAGCTACAAAAGCCCTTTTTACAAATAAACTTTTTGGAGATATCGTAGCACCTAGCATGACACGAACAGGAGGATTATTATCTAAAATTCCAGGTGGTGGTGTAACAGCAGGTATAGTTGGAACATCATTATTAGCAGGATTACTAACAGCAGAACAGGAAGAAGAGGCACAAGAATTATCAAGAGGTGAGGGCATAGATATAGAAGCAGCTAGACAATCTATTTTAGCAAGAGCACAAGGTAATATTGGAGGTGATCTTAGAATGCTTTCTGCTAGAGCAAGTGGTGGTAGAATAGGTTATCAAGAAGGATCAAAAGAACCAGTGGCTAAGAAAACTATGCCACTATTAGATATGGGTGGACAAGAGATGGATTTAAGAGCTGAAGGTGGATTTGTACCAATAGGTAGAATGGAAAAAGCAGACGATGTGCCTGCAAGATTATCCAAAAATGAATTTGTATTTACAGCTGATGCTGTAAGAAATGCAGGTGATGGAGATGTAGACAAAGGCGCAGAAGTTATGTATAACATGATGAAGAACCTCGAATCCGGGGGTGACGTATCTGAAGAATCGCAAGGATTAGAAGGCGCAAGAAAAATGTTTCAAACATCACAAAGATTAGAGGAAGTATTATAATGGCTGTACAAACTACAAGAACATTACCCGCACAATTTGTAGAAGATTTAGGTAAAGATTTAGCAACTCAGGTTGTAGCACAATCAGGTGTACCTACAGTATCGGTTGGACTAGCAGGAATATCACAAAGACCAGGTGAAGCAACAGCTGATTTTCAAGCGAGACAACAAGCTGCTAGAGAGTTTGAAACTAGACAACAAAGTTTAGCAGGACTCGCACCACAAGTTGCAGATCAAAATGTATTACAACAAACGGCAGCTAGATTAGGAGCAGAAGCTGCAGGAATAGATCCAACCACTGGAAAAAAAACTGGGTTAGCATCTTTTGAGCCATTTTTACAAACGGCAGGACAACAAGCACAAGTTGCTGCTGGATTAGGAACACAGGCTTTTGGACAATTAGGAACGGCTGGTGCAACATTAGGTGGTGTACCATTAGGAGCACAAGCTTTTCAACAAGACGTATCTGATTTTATGTCCCCTTATCAATCACAAGTGATTGATGCATCATTAGCAGAATTTGATCGTAATAAAGCAATACAAGAACAACAGATTAGAGATCAACAAACCGCTTTGGGTGCGCTCGGCAGTGGTCGAGCGGGAGTGCAACTCGCAGAGTTTGGCACAGGGGCAGCGAGAGAACGAGCATTGTTGGAAGCAGGATTAAGGCAACAAGGCTTTCAACAAGCGTCAGCACAAAGACAACAAGACATTGCTAACAGATTTGGTTTAGGTGCTGCGCAACAAGGTATTGCGGGAGCAACACAAAATTTAGGTGCTTTCCAATCTGGTTTAGCTGGTCAACAAGCGCAACTCGGAGCACAAACACAAGCATTACAGGGTACAGATATTTCACGTTTAGGTTCATTGGGCGCATTGAATCAAGCGCAGGCACAAGCTCAACTTGATGCACAAAGAGAAGCAGCTAGACAGGCTACATTCTTACCACAAGAACAATTAGATAGATTTGCTGGACAGGTGACAGGAATCATGGGTGGATACCCTGGACAATTCCAATCAACAGTGGTGCCTAACCCTACACCATTACAAACTGCTCTTGGTGTTGGTACAACACTTGCTGGTATTTATGGTGCAACTAACCCAACAAGAAATTTATTTGGACCGGCAAACTAATGAATAGAATATTAAAAAGACCAATGTTTAGAATAGGTGGTTCTGCAGGGACTGGTATCACATCAGGACTAGATAGACCTGGATATCAAGATCCATTACCAGCACCAGTTGGATCTACAAGAGAGAGACTTTTAAGAGCTATAGGTGAACAGCCTAATAATAGAAATTTATCACGGTTTTTAACAACGTTTGGTTTAGATCTATTATCGAGACCGCCATCAGGTGGATTCTTTTCTACAGTAGCACAGTCTGCTAAAGGACCAACAGAACAATTATATTCTGATCTTGATGCAGAAAGAGATCTACAAAGACAAGTTTCATTAGCAGCAGAACAATCTGATATCGAACAAGAACAAGCAACTGAATTACAATTGTTAAAAAACCTTGATAAGGATGATGCATCTGCAATTAAAAAACAAGCTCAAGAAGGTTTTGAAGCTGGAGAATATGGTAGCGTAAATGAAGGTATTAGAACACTTTTACAAATAAAAAGATTTGGTATTGAAGATAGACCAGAAGAATTAAGATCAAATAAAATAGAAGATCTTGTTGTAAAAGGTCTTAACGCACCAGGCATGAGTTTAAGTGACGAACCTGTTGTAAGAAAACAAGCCGTTTTCTTAACTGATAAAGGTAAAATAGAAAAAAATAACGAAGGAATATCTTTTGGAGTAAATCCTTTTGTTGAACAAGGTAATACATATGAACCTGGTAAAGTTTATTATAGTGCCGAACAAGATAAATTTTATATATATAATGGACCAGAGTCAGAGCAACAATTTGAATTAATAGATATTAAAAGATAGGAGAACAAATGGTATCTCCATACGATCCAAATCAACTTTCTAAACAAGAAGAAAACAACGAAACTAATTTAGCTGTATCTATTGCATCTGGTATTGGTTCTGGTTTAATAAAAATACCTGTTGGTTTAGCGTCTGTTGCTGCAGAAGTTTATGATGCAGTTAAGGGAGAGGGTGTTGAGATTGAAGATAGTGCGGTCGCTAGATTAGAAAAATTTATAGATGATAGTGTAGTGGGTGATGTATTATCTGGACTAGAAGAAAAAGCTAGAGACACAGCAGCAGGAAGAATTACAGAAGCATTAGTTCAAGTGGGAATACCAGCAGCACGGGGTGCAAAAATAGCTGGACAAATATCTACAAAATTAATCCGTAAAATTAAAAGTGGTAAAAGAGTATCATTACAAGGTAAAACAGCTAAAAATTTAAATAAAGGTCAAGTACAAGCAGGTAAATTAAATAGAGCAGCTGGAGTGGCTAGATTTGCAGCAACCACAACTGGAGGTGCAGCTGGAGCTTCCTTAGTTTATGACATAGAAGACATTGGAACTTTTGGAGATATTTTTGTAGAGGGACCAACAGCTTTAGATGGAGATGCTAAAAATGATACTGAAGATGAAGCATTACGTAGATTAGAAAACAGAGCTAAATTTTTTGTTGAAGGTGTTTTTGTTGCACCTTTTGCATACGGTGCAGGCAAACTTGCAGGATTAATTGGTAAAAAAGGTAAAGAACTTGCATTTAGTAATTCACAGTTTGAAAGATTTGTTGATAAATATATTGCTGCTCCGTTTAGACCAAGAAGTAAAAAATCACAAGAGTTGTTTGAAGCAGGTATGAGAGTTGAAGGACAAGAGGGTGCAAGTGCAATTGTTGCAAAAGATTTAGTAAAAGATATTGATGATTCATTTAAAAAAATTTTTGATAAATCTACACCAGCAGCAGATAGAATAAAAAACAAAGATGAACTATTAACTCAAATGGATAGTTTATTAAAAACAAGTAAAGATAGAATCGCAGGAAATGAATTTAGATTTGCAGGTTTTAATGAAAAAAAATTAAAAGATTTTTATCAATCTTTAGACAATATAAAAGTTTCTAAAAAACAACAAGACGCTTTAGTATCTACTTTAATAAATTCTAAAAATGCTTTTAATAGACTTCAAACAGATTTGTTACAAGGTGGCAATCTTACAACAAGTAACAAAGATGAATTGTTACAGTTTTTTAGTAATAGATTAAAATCCACACTATCAAATGACTATAAAATATTTGAAAATAGTAAAATATTTAAATCATCAAACTATGTTCCAACAGATGAAAAAAGATTAGCTGTTGCACAGGTATTTCAAAATTATGCAAAAGCAAATAAAGTTAAAAATTACGGAGAAAAAGATGCATTATTAGATGTTAATAAGGTTTTAGATAATGTAAAAATGGATAAGGTGACTAAATCACCAGTGTTTGATTTTGAAAGTAAGAGTGCCTTTTATGACGGTGTTGTTCAAAAAGCAAATATTGCAAAACTAATAACTACAAATAAATTTGATAAAAAAGATTTAATTACATCACAACAAGATTTAAAAGCATTTAGAGAATTATTTGGTGAAATAAAAGACGCTAGAAGAACTATTGTTAACAATATGCAAGCTATGACTGCTGTCACAGCAAAAGATAAATTTTATAATACTATCGCACAAAGCGGTAAGATTGTTTTTGATAACCCAACGAAAGCACAATTAAATTTACCTAACAGACCTGGATATACAAGAAGCAGGTTTGGTATGCAGATTAAATCTCCTCTTGGAGAAGAAATATATACTAACCCTATGAATGGTAAATTTACTTCATCGGAGTATGAAGAAGCAATTAAGTTTGCTGAAAAAATGGTATTTGATGGCTTTATGAAAGAAAATATTTATAGATACGGTATAGCTGTTCCAAAAGGACTTGCACAAGTTGCAAAAACAGTTTTAGGTCCTTTTACACACATGCGTAACTTTACAAGTGCTGTAGCATTTAGTTATGCCACTGGTAATTTATTTAAAAATCCTGCATTTATTTTACAAAATTTTAGAAAATCTTTTAATACAATACAACCACAATTATTATATAGGAACTTGCCAGAGGATCAGGCATTTTATAGATTCTTATTAGATGAAGGTGTGGTTAATTCAAGTTCTACATTTCAAGATGTACAGGGTTTATTAAAAGATATTGCAAAAGGTGGTGATCTTGTCGATAGAGTTTTTGGAAAACTTGGTAAAAGAATGACAAAAACTTTTAGAGCTGCACAAGATTTATATGTTGCAGAGGATGATTTTTATAAAATATATAACTATCTTGCAGAGTTTGATAATTTAAAAGGTGCATACAAAGGTGCTATTCCTGACATAGAACTTGCAAAAAGAGCGGCTAATATTGTTAGAAACACGGTGCCAAACTATGCATATGTATCTGATTTTGTAAAAGGTCTACGTAGATCACCTTTAGGTAATTTTGTATCATTTCCTGCAGAGATAATTAGAACTTCTATGAATATTGCTCAACAAGGTGTTAGAGAATTAAAAGATCCTGCATTACGAAGTATTGGTGCAAGAAGACTAATTGGTTTTGGAACAGGTGTAGCTATCATACCACCAACAGTAACAGAAATGTTTAGAGGTATGTACGGTATTACAAGAGATCAGGTTGCAGCAATCAGAAGATTTTTACCTGAATGGTCTAGAGAATCTACAATTATTCCTAACAAAGATAAAGATGGTAACTTATATTATACAGATTTTAGTCATGGTTTTGCTTATGATACTGTCGTTAACCCTATACAAGCTCTTGTAGCAAACGTTGAAGGTAATGAAGAAGGACCTTTAATGGCTGATCTTGTAACAGGTGTTGCAAAAGGTGCTGGTAGATTAGTAGAACCATTTATAAGTGAATCTATTTGGACTCAAGCAATAGCCAATTTGTTTGTAAGAAAAGGTAGAACAGCAGAAGGTAACCAACTATGGAATCCAGAAGACTTTGAGGGAAACAAAATGTTTGGTGGATTAAAACATTTATCAGAAGCATTAGCTCCTTTTTCTTTTCAACAGTTACAAAGATTAGGTCAAGCTGCTATATTTGGTGAAGATCCTAAAACAGGACAAGATTTAAGTGTAGGGGGTGAACTTGCAGGATTCTTTGGTTTTAGAAATATTAAATTAGATATTCCAAGATCATTAAATTTTAAAATATCTGCTTATAATACAACACTTAGAAATAGTAGAAGATTTCTACCAAGGGCAGAAGGTAATGTAAAAGGTGATGATATAGTTCAAGGTTTAATTACTGGTAATGATAGTTGGATGCAAGGTATGAAAGATATGAAAAAAGACATAAAGGGAATGGAAGATTTAGGTTTCTCAAACAAAGAAATTGCAACTATATTTGATAGAAGAGGATTAGGTCAGGATTACGGATTTTTAAAAAAAAATAAATTTAAACCATTTCAAATACCAAGAGGTTTAGTTGAAGCATACATAAGAAATGCAAAAGAAAATAATTATAATAATCCAATGTCAAAAGAAACATTTAATAAAATAAAATTAATTATAAAAAATTTATCAAGAATTTCTTTAGACGATCCTTTTCCAGATTTAGGTATTCAATTAGAAAGAATGAGTAGTTTTAAACTACCAACCGCTGCACTACCACAAACACCTATGCCAATGGTACAACCAAAAGCGCAAGTAGTTAATCCAAATACTAACTTGACACAAACAGAACAGGCGTTACTATCACCAGAAGAACAAGTTATAGCGAGCAGAACATAATGAAAAAATCGGCACTACAAAAAATAGAGGATCATGAAAAGCTTTGCAGAATAATGCAAAAGCAAACCTTTGATCAAATAAAAGAAGTTAAAGACCGTATTGCACGTATGGAAAAAATGATAGTAGGTGGTGCCATAGGTATAATTATAGCTTTAATATTAAACATGATACAATGAATTTGAGTCGTAACTTCACCCTTCAAGAGCTTATTAAATCGGACACTGCGATCAGGTTAGATATTAATAACAATCCTAACTCAGGTCAGATTGAAAAATTAAAAGCATTGTGTGAAAATATTCTTCAACCGGTTCGAGACCATTTTGGCAGAGTAAAAGTGACTAGCGGATTTCGTTCTGAACAACTTTGTTTAAAAATAGGTAGCTCTGTAAATTCACAGCACGCCAAGGCCGAGGCCGCAGACTTCGAATGTATGGGCACAGACAATGCAGAATTAGCTGACTGGATTTATTCAAACCTAGATTTTGATCAATTAATATTAGAGTTTTATACACCAGGAGAACCAAACAGTGGGTGGATACACTGCAGCTATACTACTGATCAACCAAGAAAACAATTTTTACATGCTTTTAAATCAGAGGGTAAAACTAAATACAAACCAGTATTAGGAAAGGCAAAAGATATAGTCTAGATCCATTCTTTCATTTCTTCTCCCATAACTTCTGATGCTATGTTTATTTTTTTACGTAAAGCTTCTACAATCTTTTCATCAATTGTATCTTCAGCTATTAAATCAATATAAGTTACATTTTTCTTCTGTCCTATTCTGTGTGCTCTGTCCTCTGACTGTAATCTTTTCTCAAGGTCATAACCATTAGAATAGTAAACAACTGTATTTGCTTTTGTGAGTGTAATACCATACCCACCAGTCTGTGGCGTGCCTATTATAAATCTACATTCCGGACCATTTTGAAACTTACGAATATTATCTTGTCTATCTTCTTGTGGTGTCAAACCATAATAATCTACAATAGATTCTTCACCGTATTTTTCTACAATATTTTTTATTATTTGGTTTACATCTCTTTGATAGTTAGCCCATATAATAACTTTACCCTCCGTCTCTTCTAATATATTCATTAATTCTTTTATTCTATTGTTGTCTATTAATTGCGTAGTACCATCATCAGCAGTAAAATGACCACAAGTTATTTGATGTAATCTCATAAGCTGAGTTAACACAGTCATGGTGGTTGTAACTTTACCATTTAATATAGCCATAGCTGCTTTCTTCATCTGCTCGTATATTTTTCTTTGGTCATGTGTAAGCACAATATGTCTTTTAGTAAAATTTTTAGGTGGTAAATCTAAACAATCTTCTTTTAACACTCTATCTGAAAATGTTTTTACAATGTCTGATAACTCACTAAGATTTTGAAACTTACTTACAACTTGTATAGATCTGCCTCTTACATGCATTGTTTTCATAATTGCATATCTGTTTCTAAAAGAATAGTAGGAAGCATGATCTAATAAATAAGGATCTAAAAAATAACACTGTGTATATAAATCTAATGGATTTTTTGTAATAGGAGATCCTGTCATTATTCTTCTGTATTTTGCTTTTTCTCCTAAATCTATTATATTTCTAGTTCTTTTAGCAGTGGGTGTTTTTATAGTGGTTGACTCATCTATAGCCATTAAAACTTTATGTGAATTTAAAAATTTAGAAGCAAATTTAACACCTTTATCTGTAGATAAAGCCTCAACATTCATAATTAAAATGTGTAAAGCAGTTTCTATTTCAAATAAAGAATTTAATTTTTCTTCCTGACTTTTTGTAATATTTGGTTGCCACAATACAGTTACATTTTCTATATGATTTGGTAAATGTGTAGGTAATTCTTGTTCGTACCAAGTCTTAACAACACCTTTTGGTGCAATAATTAAGGCACCATCAATCTTACCTTTGTCATACAACATAGCAACATTGTCTATTAATACTTTTGTTTTACCTGTCCCCATTTCCATAAAATAAGCGTAGTTTTCTTTGTTCCATGACTTTTTTAAAGCAGTTAATTGATGCTCATATGGTTTTGTTTTAAATTTATAATTCATAATTTTCTTCTTTCTATGGGTTGACATATAATCCAGGATGCATTATATGTCAAGGCATAATGTCAGAAAGAAAAGTTTATGTAATACAACATATTGCTGGAACACAAGCCGGTAACCCTAAAATAAATATTATAGGCGCACAAAAATATGGTGAGTTTAAATTTTTATTGCCGGAGTTTTCGCAAATGATTTTTTCTCCTGGTCCTTTAATTTTTAAATTAAGACAAGGATTAAAAGATTTTACAGAGAAAGATCATTTATTATTAACAGGTGATCCTGCATTAATAGGTGTAGCATGTTCTATTGTATCTGATATTACAAATGGTAAATACAATTTATTAAAATGGGATAAACAAGAAAGAAAATATTATCCTATATCTATTAATTTATACGAGAAAGGAGAAATAGATGACAATTGATTTTGAAAGAGACCAACAAGATGCAATGAAGAAGACTACCAATATTCAATCACTTGCAGATCAAGTAGAAAGATTAGAGGGTGTTGCTTCAGACATAGAAGTAGCAGAAAATAATTTAAAAGAATTAAAAAAGAAAAGAGACCATATATCGGGTGATATTATACCGACTATGATGTCTGAAATGGGACTTGCAGAATTAAAACTGCATGATGGATCACATTTAAAAGTTTCAACGTCGTATCGTGCTACCATAACGGAAGCAAATAAAGAAGCGGCGTATAACTGGCTTCGTAACAATGGACTGGGGGATATAATCAAAAATGAGATATCCGTATCCTTTGGTCGCAACGAAGATAACAAGGCGGCTGATTATGCCGAACT